GCCAGTCATTGCCCTCACCGGATGTGTCACGCCAGAAGGCCGCATTGCGTGTGTCTGCAAAGGCCATATAGATGTATGTGCCGCCTGATGCGTTCTGTGCCGCATCTGTTGTTTGAATAGTAAATCCATCAGAATCCAAATCAACATAAACAGCAGAATTACTATTCTCAGCGTCACCAGCATTTGCACGAAGTTGATACTTTGGGTTGCTAGTCTGACGAGTGTTGTCATACATTGCCCATTCAGAACCACCATCAATGCGTTTAATCATAACGAAGGCTGGGGCAAATCCTAGCCCTGTGATGCTATTGCCTGTTGACCCAGTTCCAGTGTATGATGAAAACTTTGAGTATCCAGTTTTTTCAGCGAAACAATACGCTATGTAAGTACCACCAGATGCGTTCTGTGTTCCATAAGAATTACTAATAGTGAATGTGGTGCTATCAGTTCCTGTTAACCCAGCATTAGGGTCATTTAAGTATGCTGAAGTCGTGTCTAATTGGATGTAACCAGTAGTATTGTAATTAGGCAAATCTTTATGTTTAACAATCCAGTTTGAAGTACTGTTTCTGCGCTTAATAATCATACAGTCTACAGGTGCGCCAAGTCCGTGTCCAAACGTAGATGTAGTGCCACTGCCAGAATAACTAACAATACTGAACCCATAATCAGGATTAGCCTTAATCGTAGTAGTAACGCTACCATCAGTGTTGCTTGCTGGTGAACCAGAGCCAGCGTCCCAAGTCCAAGCGACAAATGACACTCCGCTTTGGTTCAATCCATCAGCCGTGGAATAGTCTGATGCGTTTTCGTTAAAAGTAAATCCAGTTGAACTAACTGAATTAATAACGCCTCTGTTTGGATAATCGGTTTCTGAAGCAGTCAAGTTTGTATAAAGATTATTGTTCAAATCAAAACCACGAACCGAATCTTGAATTGCGTGGCTATCCATTGATGCAGATGAGCGAGACTTGTGCCAAATTAGGTCAGGCGCAAAACCCAAACCGCTTAGTGTTTTTGGGTTTGAACCGTCACCAGTCCAAGTAAGCGTATTAAAACCATTAGCCTCAGTCGTGTCGCCAAACTGCAAGCGGAAACCGTTATTGCCAAAGGTTAGGTCAGCCGTGTCTACTGGTGTCCAGATGCCTGACTTAAACTCACCGAAGCTGGTAGGGTCTAGGGCTTGACCGTCAATGAAGTTAACGTCTGCTAAGTACATATCATAATGTTCATTACTATCGTCCCTACCCTTACCTATTTTAAGAGTAGTGCCACTTACTTGCCATTTCGGGATAAAATTTAATGCTGGGTTGGTGCGTGGAGAGGATTGAATATCTGCAAGTTCTCCATTAATATAGAATTTAATTCTGTCAGCCGCAGTTGCATCTGTGCTGTCGTAACGAATGACAAAATGATACCAAGCAGATGTATCCCTTAAAGCCGCTTCGCTATTCATAAAAAAACGAGCCGAACTTGAACCATTGTTTTGGTCAATATGCAAAACGTGATTGTTGCCAGTGTATTTTGCAAAACCAATTCTAAACCCATCAACATTTGGAGTGCCACAATAGAAAACTGTTCTATAAGAACCGTTAGTGTCAGAAACGACATCGCACTTTTTAATCCAAAACGACCACGTTGATTTTGTACCTAGCGTTGGAGAAGAAGCCGTTCTAGTTAAATAAGTAGAATCAGCCCTGCTAAACCGCAGTGACTGTTCAATGGGGAAGTCGTAAAACCCCCCACCAGATGAATACATCCATTGTTCTGAACCTGTAATACTCATGGTTCTATCTCCTTATGCAAATGCAAGTTGTGGTGCGCCTAGTAGGATACGTCCTGAAGCTGCTACGATGTACGGAACTACATCCGTTCCACTAGCAGAGAGTGTAATACCAGCCCCACCAGCAGTCTCATAGTCTGTTCCAAGAGATACTGTGTAGCCACCTGTTTGAATGAATGTAATAAAGCCTGACTGTCCTACAACTTCTGTTGTTGGATTGTCTAAAGTAATAGACCCTGTAAGGGTCAGTACAAAGTTTTGATATGTAGCAAAGTCTAAGGTTGTACTACCAGTAATACTACCAGCAACCTGTGTTGAACCTGTCTGTGCTGCTGTAAATGTCTGAGCTACATCTAGCTTTGCTGTGTCAGCGTCATACGCCTGTACAGATACACCAATGTCCCCAGACTGTAAGGCTGAGTCAGCTAATGTACCCTGTGCTGCTGTAGCATAGTCTGTAGACGCTGTGGTTGCTGCTGTTCCTAGTCCAAGATTAGTTCTAGCTGTCGGTACATCTGCAACGTCTGACAGGTTATTGGCTGCTGCTAGTAGTCCAGCCGCAGACACTGCTGCTACTTGCCACGCAGAACCATTGTATACTCTTAGGTCATTACTCACTGTGTTAAAGTACAAGTCACCTGTAGTCAGCGCATCACCGTCATTGTCTGTTGTTGGGTCTGCTGCGAAAGCCCCAAGGTAGGTATCCTCAAAGTTATCCAAGGCAAGCTCTGCCGCAGCTTGCGCTGCTTCTGCTGCTGCCTGTGCAGCCTCTGCATTAGTCTCAGCAGTCTCCGCATTAGTCTCTGAGGTAGCTGCATTAGACGCACTAGTCGCTGCTGCTGACGCTGAGTTAGCCGCATTAGTCTCACTGGTAGAAGCGTTAGATGCGCTTGTAGACGCTGCTGAAGCCTGTGTAGTAGCTGTAGTAGCACTACCACTAGCAGACGAAGCACTACTGCTTGCTGCTGATGCGCTTGAGGCTGCGTTAGTTTCGCTAGTAGCTGCTGCTGTAGCCGAAGACGCTGCTGCTGCTGCGCTTGATGCTGCTGCCGAAGCAGAGCCAGCTACTACATCTACATAAGCCTTGGTAGAGGCATCATTGTCTGATGTTGGTGTTGCTACGTTCTTAATAATCTTAGACTGAGCATCCCACTTGTCATCGTCAGCTAGGGTAATACCATCGTTAGATGTATCAATAGCCTCCTGTGCAGCGTGAAAGACCTGAATGTTAGAGTTATCTAAGTCTTCTTCAGTCAACACTGAGCCAGACGCAAAGTCCACTGAGCGTGATGTTAGGCTCGTTGTTCTGCGTACTCGTACTAAAGCATCAGAAGCAGGAGCAGACGTTAGCTGCACCGTAGTAGTAGAGGGAAAGGTGAGGCCTGTTTCAGCCACACCGTCCACTGTTACACTGATTTCGTCAGTGCTTTGGTATGTAAAGGTAATGGTGAACGTATCTGTTGCACCATCACCTGTATAGTCTTTATATGAAAAGGCCATCGTTTATCCTTTAGTTCGTACCTGTAAATGTATCGGCAATGCCATTGATAATCTGTCTAGCTCCGTATAGAGATGAGAAGGGTAGCAGTCTTAAAGCAGACCTAAGTTCACCCTCAGAAACATCTTCATAGGGAGATACAGCTTCATAGGGTAACTTTGTTCCTTTAATTAATCCCTGAGCAATAGAGATAGAAGCTGGAGTTAGTGCATAGTTATTACCATCCATAGCTCCTGTTGTAATCTGATAGATGTAACCAAACATAGAGGCTGCACCAATCTGACTTAGAGTACCCTCAGTAAATCTATCCCAAGCCATCTGTCTCTTGATGTACTCTTCCCTGTCACCACGTCCAGCAGCGTTCATGTGTACCCTTGCAATGTACATGGCACTACCCATAAACATACCAGCAAGAATCACTTTAGAAACTGTTGAGGCATCACCATGTCTTGCTCTAACGCCTAGACGTACTGCTTGTTGTTCTACGGCTGCTAGTGGAAAGCTTAGAAACTGAAAGAATGTCTTACCTACATCAGAACGTAGAAAGCGGTTCACTGAACCTACATTAACTTCCTGTACGTTTTGAGTAGCTTCTCTAAACACGGATAGCTCAAAGATTTCTTTAGCCTGTGGGTCTGTCCAAGACTTAGTATTAATAGTCTGTAGGACACCACTACTATCTATGTCAGCATGTTCATTGATCTGGTTTCTAATTCTTCTTCCCATATCTGGACTAATACCAAGCTGTTCCATCTTAATCTTAGCAAAGGGGTCTTTACCCTTTGTAGCTGCTCTTGCCCACTGAGTGCTATAGTTTAGCATAGACATTCTACGCAATGAACCAGTAACACCAGACAACCCAGACCAGTAAGACATCTGTTCTCTACCACGTCCTAGTAACTCATCAAAGGGTGTTACATCACCATCAGTTACTACATCCATAGTGTCACCTTCAAAACGGCTGGCACGAGTAAACTTTCCTGTTACTGTGTCAGCACCAA